CAGCGCCGTATTCCTACCCAAACTGGTGGTGGTAATAATATGATGGATGCAACGTACAATCCATTGAGTATGAACGAGGATTACTTCTTCCCTGTTACTGCAGATCAGCGCGGTAGTAGCGTTGAAGTTATGCCGGGTGGTCAGAACCTAGGTGAAATTACTGACTTACGTTTCTTCACCAATAAACTATTCCGTGGTCTGCGTATTCCTAGTTCATACCTACCAACTGGTGTTGATGACGGCACACAATCGATTAGTGATGGTCGCGTTGGCACAGCACTAATTCAAGAATGGCGTTTTAACCAGTATTGTAAACGACTGCAATCAATGATTGTGGACAAACTGGATCAAGAATTTAAGATGTTCATGCGGTGGCGCGGTATTAACATCGATGGGCAATTATTCGATTTAACCTTCCAAGAACCACAGAATTTTGCACAGTATCGTCAGGCAGATATCGATAGTGCGCGTATTGCTACATTCGCACAATTAGAAGCATATCCATACATGAGTAAACGTTTCTTAATGAAGCGTTATCTTGGTATGAGCGAACAAGAGATGAGTGAAAACGAAGTTATGTGGGCTGAAGAGCAAGGTGATGTCGAAGTTGCCACACCAGAAGATCCAAATCTACGTAGTGTTGGTATTAGTCCGGGTGGCATTGCGGGTGACTTGGAAAATATTGCCCCTCCTCCTGAGATGGGTGCTGAACAAGGTGCGGGACCAGCAGGTACTGAAGGCATGAGTCCAGTTGGTGGAGCAGGTGCCGCACAATCAGGTGCTGCAGCGGGCGCTGGCGCAGTAGGCATGGGTGCACAGGGCGGCGGCTTCTAATTTTGTAATTTGGGTAAATACTATTATGTACATTGCAGAATTATACGAACCCGCTAAGGCAGGTTACCAATCAGAAAAAGACGATCAGACAGTTATGAAACTGAGTGATCTCAGAAAAACTCGTTTGACTTTAGCAGACCTTAACAGATTACGAATGGCACATGACGTTCGTAAAGTTGAGCACGAAGACAAATTAGAAAAAGTAGCAAAGCAATACAAGTTACCAGCAGCCGCACCAATGGGTGGCGGTGTCATCTAAATTTCAAAAACTCGAAAAAAACACCTATTTGAAGGCAAAAACTGCGGGTTTTTGTAAATACTTTACAGCCATATTAACAAGGAGTTCCTAAATGAACAAATATGAAGCACTAATTGAACACATTATAAACAATGACGAAGCGAAAGCACGTGCATTGTTTCATGACATTGTAGTAGAAAAAAGCCGTGACATCTATGAATCACTAATGGATGAAGAGTACGAAGAAGAAGGCATTCACGGTAAAAACCCAGTTGACAGTTTAGTTGACGAAATCACTATGGACGAAACCCATATTGGTGAAGACGAAGAAGGCGATGAGTTCGGTATGGATTCTGATGCAGAATTCGGCGGCGACGAAGAAGGTATGGGCGATGAGTTTGGTACCGACGACGAAATGGGTGGCGACGAATTTGGTGGTGAAGAGCAAGACTTGGAAGCAGAAGTCAGCGATCTTCGTACCGAACTAGAAGACCTAAAAGCAGACTTTGCAAGAATCATGGGCGACGAAGCCGGTGATGAAGAGTCATTTGGCGACGAAGAGTCATCGGACGACGAAGAAGCATCAGATGATGAAGAGTCATATGATGATGAAGAAGAAACTTCAGACGACGAAGAAGAGCAAGAAGACGAGATGTATGAATCCCGTACTCGTGCACCACGTCAGATGAGCGCAGTTGACATTATGCGTGAATATGTAGAGAAAATCTCTGCTCCTAGTAATACCGAGTTTACCCCAGTTGGTACTGGTGCAGGTGGCGACAAGCCATCAGGCAACACCAAGACCCCACTAGCAGGTAAAAATGATATGGGTGGTTCATCTGCCAATATCGCTAAAGGTGGTAGTGAGCAAGCACCAGACGGCACAAGCCCAAAGGGTAAAGCAGGCGGTTTTGTTAAGAACCCACAAGAAATTGATGTTGCTAAACGCAATGTTAATAAAGTTGGTGGTAACAAAGGTGCTCAAGATTTCTACAACTCAAAAGCATCTGCCAAAAAAGGCGAAGGACAAACTACCGACGGATCAGTGCCTACTAACAAGAAAAGCATTGAATCTGGTGGTAACTAAGGTTAGGACACATTGATATGGCTTTGTACCTAAAAGAGAATCTTACTTTTGACCGTGCTCAAATAGAAGTCCTGACTGAGGATTCTAAAACGGGCGACGGTAAGAATCTATATATGAAAGGGATATTCATCGAGGGCGGTGTGAAGAACGCTAACCAACGTGTTTATCCTGTTTCTGAAATTTCAAAAGCCGTCAATCAGATCAACGAACAAATCAAGGACGGACATTCTGTTCTTGGTGAAGTTGATCATCCTGATGATCTTAAAATTAATTTAGACCGTGTTTCCCACATGATTGAGCAAATGTGGATGGACGGTCCTGCTGGTTACGGCAAACTAAAAATCTTACCAACTCCAATGGGTAAACTGGTGGAAGCCATGATTACTTCTGGTGTGAAGTTGGGTGTTAGTAGCCGTGGATCAGGCGAAGTAAACGAAAGTACTGGGCATGTTAGCGGCTTTGATATTATCACTGTCGATATCGTTGCACAGCCTTCGGCTCCACATGCATATCCTAAAGCGATTTACGAAGGACTTATGAATATGCGTGGTGGGCAACAAGTGTTTGAAATGGCACGTGATGCCACTCAAGATCAAAAAGTACAGAAGTACATGAAAGAGGCAGTAACCCGCCTTATCAAAGACCTTAAGTTAAAATAGGAGAAACCTAATGTTTAATGCTATCAAACCATTGTTGGATAGTGGAATCATAAACGAGGACACAAAACAAGCAATCAATGAGGCTTGGGAATCTAAACTTTCCGAAGCCAAAGAAGTTGCTCGTGCTGAACTACGTGAAGAATTCGCACAACGCTACCAACATGACAAACAAGTAATGGTTGAGGCTCTAGACAAAATGGTAACTGAAAGTCTTCAAGCAGAATTGCAAGAATTTGCTGAAGAAAAACGTTCGCTAGCAGAAGATCGTGTGAAGTTCAAATCGCACATGACCGAAAGCAGCGCAAAGTTTAATAATTTCATGGTTAGTAAACTAGCCGACGAAATCAAAGAACTTCGTGAAGATCGCAAAATGTACGAAAACAGCGTAAGCCGTTTAGAAAAATTTGTAATCAAATCACTTGCTGAAGAAATCCAAGAGTTTGAGCAAGACAAACAAGCAGTAGTCGAAACTAAAGTTCGTCTAATCGCTGGTGCTAAAACAAAATTAGCAGAATTGCAGAAAAACTTCGTGGCTCGTTCAGCAGAACTAGTTCGTGAATCAGTTACCAAGAAACTAGAGTCAGAAATGACTCAACTCAAAGAAGATATCCAAATTGCTCGTGAGAACATGTTTGGTCGTCAACTCTTTGAAGCCTTTGCTTCCGAATTCGCCGTTACTCACTTAAATGAGAATAAAGAAATTCGTAAGTTACAGGCTGTTGTTGCCGCTAAAGAACGCGCTTTGAAAGAAGCACGTAAAGAAGCAGACAGTAAGGCAATGATTGCTGAGTCGAAGGACAAAGAAATTAGAATTATCAAAGAATCATCGGAGCGTCGTGAAGTTATGGCTTCTTTGTTGAAACCTTTGAACAACGAGAAAGCAGCGGTAATGCGTGAACTTCTCGAAAGTGTGCAAACTGCGAAATTGCAGAATGCATTTGAAAAATATCTACCAGCAGTACTTAACAATGCTACCGCACCTACAGCACAGTCAAAAACTATGTTGTCGGAAAGTCGCGTTGCAGTAACTGGAGATAAAAATGCCAAGAACACTGCAGACGATCAAGACAACAATAATGTTATCGAGATCAAGCGTCTTGCAGGGCTAAAATAAAACCCTAATTAGGAGAAATAATAATTATGTCACAAGCACTACTAGAAAGCCGTTGGGGCGAAACGAAAGACGCTCTGTTAGAAGGCTTAAATGGTTCGAAAAGAACTACAATGGGCGTTATCCTTGAAAACACCCGTAAGCATCTGAAAGAATCTGCAACTGCTGGTTCGACCGCTGCTTCAAACGTTGCAACATTGAATCGCGTAATTCTGCCGGTTATCCGTCGTGTTATGCCAACAGTTATTGCTAACGAAATCGTTGGTGTTCAGCCAATGACCGGACCTGTTGCACAAATCCATACTCTGCGTGTTCGTTATGCAGACAACACCACCGA